AGCTTCTATTGAGCTCTTTAGTGTAGCCCAGTCATCAGTGCTGATGTCGTAGTAGCCTAGACGGGTTAAGTTGTCTAAATACCAATTAAAGGTAGACTTGCTACTTGCCAAGATTGGTGAGGTCTTGACTTCTGTTGTGTGGTTCATATTTGCCTTTCGTTAGTTCTTAATAGGTACAGTATATTACACTGTCTGCAGTATGTCAATATACTTTACGGTTATAATGGTAGATATATCCCTCCCACCTCTGTTAAGCATATCAATTATTACAACATAAGCTATATGAATATAGTGTAACACTACCGCCACACACTACTATTTTATGCACTATTTATATGCTAAAATACCACTATGCAAACACAAGACAAGTCCAAAGCAATTAAACCCCGCGCTCAAAACAAACCTACTACAAACAACTATCAGTACGACCGCACATTTATACTCAATGAATTGCGCTCAATGCTACAAGAGTTACTAGACAATGAGACTATATATACTAAGGCCCAACTCTTTAAAACGCGCTCATACAGTTATGCAAAGTTCAATGGATGGAAGGGTAAATATGAGGGTAACGTAAACATACAAGAGTTTATAAAAAAGATTGAAGAAGTTGTAGAAGCACGTCTTGTCGAGAGAGGACTGAACAAATTCAGCCCATTTATCATCTTCTTACTTAAGAATAACCACAACTATACAGACCAGTATCAACAGACAGTAGATACTAGCATATCCTTTAAGATTAACAGGGGTAGCAAGCGCATAGAGGCTGTACCAACGCTCCCAATCATAGACATACCCTCACTACCTAATAAGAATAAAACTATAACGTCGCACAATAAGTAGTACCTATTCTATAACTGTAACAGAGATAAACCCACCGTAAGTACCTATCTGCTCTACCCTTTAGAACGTAGTGATTGACTCTCGTGTAGACGGGACTTATTTTTAATTTTTTAGGTCTTGACAATAACTATTACGTCGTATTACAATACAATACATGAACCAAACAATATATATACAGAAGGCAGTCTGGAATACCTTCGAGGGTGAACCTAATAAGTCTGCCCTAGTTAATGAACTGCTAAGGCGTCACTACGGAATGGCTGGTGGCGTAAATTTAATAACCAACAGTGATGGGACGATTAGTCCAAGACGAGTCGGACCCCCAGCTTCGTTTCAGACGGCTACTATCCCAATATCTTTAGAACGGGCCTGCTGCATTGCTAACAAGCCCTGTAAGCACTGGGTGTTTGATGATTTAAATACTGTTTGGAGGAATGAACTAACTGGGAAGGAACGAGAAGCATGATAGGATATTTATATGGCACAAGTTGAACTTAATACGTTTGCACCTACATTTCCTCATTCAGCACAGCAAATAGTCTTAGACGCTAAAGATGGGGGTGAGAGGTTTATTCTTTTGAGGGCTGGGCGAAAGTGGAGAAAGACCTCACTAATCGTCTCGATGCTTTTCGAAGGAGCGTTAGAAACAGGATTAGTCTACCCCTACGTCGCACCTAACAAGTTGCAGGCTAAGAACATTGCCTGGAACGACCACATTCAACGACTACTAGACCACCTTAAAGAAATAGGCTGTCCTTATAAACAGAACGCCCAGGAGTTGAGTGTGACTTTTCCTAATGGTGGTAAGGTTCAACTATATGGAGTGGAGAACAAAGAAGCTCTAAGAGGTATCTCAAACTGGGGTGGAATTGGCTGTGATGAGTACGACGACTGGGAAGAAGACATCTGGCCGCTCATTATTCGTCCTAACCTTCTAACCCATAAGGCTTGGGCGATTATTGCAGGAACTCCCAAGGGCAAGCGTGGTATGTATCGACTTCAGCAAGGTGGAGTGTTTAAGGACTTCCACTTCTCCAGTTACGATAACCCTAACCTAGCCAAAGAAGACCTTGACGAACTAGCCGAGGAATACAAACAGTACGGTGAGGATTTCTTCCAGCAAGAGATTATGGCTGAGTACATTAAACCAATCGGAGTTGTTTATAAAGAGTTTGATGAACTATCTCAGATGAAAGATTTTAACTACGACTCTAACCTTCCATTACATGTAGCGTGGGACTTTGGTATCAACGACCCTACGGCTATGATTTGGTTCCAACCTTACAAGAACGAACTAAGAGTGATTGATTATTACGAAGCCAAAGATGTAAATATCGCCCACTTTGTACAAGTATTAAAATCCAAACCCTATGCAGAAGTGTCTATGCACGTTGGTGACGTCGCAGGACGTTCTAGGAACCTTGTAACGGGCACAAGTGCCATAGATGAACTAGAGAAGCTTGGAGTCTATGTTAGGACTAATGTAATCCCTAATATCCCAAGTCAGGTTAGAACTGCCCACAAATTCGTCCCAAGACTATTTATTAGAAAAGACCAATCCACCGATAGGTTTGTAGACGTACTCAATAACTACCGTTACCCAGCCGAGAAGAAAGAAACAGCTATGAACCAATCAAATGAAATCCCAATGCACGACCAATACTCACACGGAGCTAGGGCTTTTGAATACTATTGCTGGGAGATGGACAACGCTGGAGTAGAGAAATTCCTCCAACCAAAGAGACAGAAACGTTATGACGAAATTACAGGTAGGGTTCTTTCCTAAACTTGTGCATAAGTGTTTGACAAGTAAACATCAGCACTATAATATGTAGTTAATGAAAGATGCGCTATGAGTTTAAATGACGGTAGAATGCATGGTGAGAACCTATACATTACTACTGATATTGCCTTAGCTGCTTATCTATTACTTAGAGGTTATGAATTATTGGGTGCGATTGAGACAGGAACTAGACGCAAAGAGTTTGGTCTTACTAACACCGACCCTAATATCTTGACTAATATGTACGCAGATATTCAATCCAAAGCTGATGAGTTTGAAAATATGCACCTAGATATTCCACACGATATGCCTAAGAAAGTAAGTTTTAAAATTTACTATTCAGAAATGAAAAATCTTCACCATAGTTTAGACGAACCAATTAAACTTCCAAAGGAGTAATATGAGCTTAGGTTTATCAATGATAACTAATGACATCGAGGGTCTTAATCGGATTCTAAAAGACTACGGTCAATACTTTGACAAGTACTTTATTACTGTTGCCGATAAGAACAAGAATAAATTATACGAATTAGAAAAACTAAACAATGAAAAAATGGTACTTTCCTACCATAAATGGAATGATAACTTTGCTGATGCACGAAACGTCAACCTTAAAACTATTGATACTGATTACTGGTTTTGGCTTGACTCAGATGATACTCTAGAAAACCCTGAACGCATTAAAGACTTAATGCAGATGATGATTAATGATGACTTAGATGTAGTCCAATTAAAATACGACTACGCTCAAAATCAAGCAGGTGAGGCTATATCAGACCACTGGCGTGAGAGAATGGTCCGAACTAAGTACATTTGCTATTGGCACGCCCCAGTCCACGAAACTCTACAGTCTAAAGTCCCAGCTAATATGCTACGAAATGATTGGATAGTAGTTAAACACCAGAAAGATAAAGAAGAAGTTACTAAGAGTATGGAGAGAAACCGATTCATCTTAGAGAAACACTTTGCTGAAACTAAAGACCCAAGAGATGCTTACTATTTAGGTATGACTGCTCTAGCTATCCCCGACCCAAAGAAAGCTATCCAATGGTTTCTACAGCATATTAAGACAGCAGGTAGTGACGAGGACAAGTATAGAAGTTGGTGCCGAATTGCTGACTCAGAGTGGATGTTGAGAAACTTTGAACAGGCTCTTTATGCTACAGACGAGGCTATTAAACTTCGCCCTAACTTCCCAGATGCCTATTATATTAAAGTCCTAGTCTACACAAACACTGAGGAATACGAAAAGGGTATTGAGTGGCTTAAAGTCGCCTCAAGTAAACCTATTCCAGACACATTTAATATGGTTGACCCAACTCTCTACAAATATCGAGGTATGGCTATGGGTGCAATGTGCTACTTATTCTCAGGTCAAGTCAAAGAAGCTTTTAGACTTTATCAAATAGTAATAGCCGAAGCTCCTAATTTTTATGATGAGATGACTAAAGAAGATGGAGTAGACTGGCCTAAAATGTACGAAGAAGCCTACTACGACTCTAAAGCAATTGATTATCTTAAATATCTTCTCTATTACATGGGTTCTAATGGTGGTAAGCCTAGTAAACTATTTGAGTCTCTATCACCTAGACTATACGCCGACCCAAGACTAAACGCAGAACGAGTCAAGTTCCTACCTAAACAGAAGTGGGGTGAAAAGACCATTACTATCTACTGTGGTCCAGCAGGTGAAGCATGGGGTCCTGACACACTCGAAAAAGGTATGGGTGGAAGTGAAGAAGCTATCGTCTATCTAAGTAGAGAATTGGCTAAGTTAGGTTGGTCAGTGACAGTCTTTAATGACCGAGAAGAAGAATATGACGATAATGGAGTTACTTACAAGCCTTGGACCCTGCTCAATCCTTATGATGAGTTCAATGTTTTTGTTGCTTGGAGAATGCCAGAGAACACTAGAAACATTAAGGC